TACGAGCTAGTTCTTTACCTGACAAGTGCGGTGCAACAGTAGGGTCTTGTGCCTTGACTGCAGCCATCTGGATTAGATTCTGTAGTCTACGAGCACGTTCAGCAAAGTGTCTTGCTCCTACTGGTACGATCTTACCGCTAGACGTAATGTCTTCACGAGTAATATCTAGGAACTTCATAAAGCCCTGATCCTCATCTAGTACACGAATAGTATCTGATCTGTTCATGTATCTACGTGCATTCTCAAGCATAGTATTCAAGATAGGTTCAATGAATGTACGCTCGAAGTGTGCAGCCTTGTGTTCAAAGATACGAGATGCAGAGTTCTGTAGTGTCTGTACTTCGAATGCAGTCTTCTCACCTGGGGTACGGATACCCATAGCTTGACGAGGAGCACCTGCCATCTCTTCCATCTTGTTCTCTAAGACTTGAATCTGTAGGTCTGCGTTTAGTGCAGTAGCATCAGGAGCCATGTAACCTACATCACCTTCTTCACCCATGTATATACGAGCACCAGGTTCGAAGTCGAAGTCCTCTACGTCACCCTTGACTTTCAAGATAGGGTAAGCGATCTGATCAAACACATCTGCTTTCAAGTTCTCTAAGTGATCAATTCGGTACTGCATACCTACAAGATTATCTAGTGGACCCATTGCGTATAGGTTGTCAGGACGGTTACGCCATCCACTATGGAATATAGGAGCCTTGCCCATCCATGATGGATTCTCTTGATTGTCTAGTACGTGAGCACGGTCTACAATAGTAATTACACGGTCTGACATTAGCTCACCTGACATCTGATCGTAGATGTCTCCGTAGAATGTCATAATCTCTACGTAGTCTGATTCGTAGTACTGCTCAATGCTAGTGAAACCATCAGCAATAAAACCTTCAGCCTTATCAAAGTGACCGTCTGTGCCTCGTACATTCTTACGAGCAGACATCATCTTGTCGAACACACCCTGTAAGTATTCGTTGTTAGGGTCTGAGTCGATCATACGCTTAATCTCACCAAGAGACTTGATGCTCTTAATGATCTTAGGTGAGTCTTCGAATGATGATGCTGTTGGATTAAAACAGATGTCGTATGGTGAGATACGAACAAGCTTCGGTCCTACATACTTAGGAATGTATTCGCCTGTTTCCTTTGTAGTAAAACCATCGTGCCACTCAACCATACCGAAACAGTTACCGTACAGAATCCAATCCTGAATAATGTCAGAGACTGTAGTAACGAAACCTGACTGAGATACTTTGTTATCCATGTAGGATTGAATTATCTCACGTTTCTCCTTACGTGCTGAGTCACGAGTGTCTGCTTCCCACTTCATCCACTTCTGTTGAGGAAACAACGTAGCGAAGTAGTTAGCATGTAGGTTATCTGCGATCTGTGTAATCTTAGGAGTAGTCGTTGTATTAGACCAAGGAAGGATTGCGTTAGCAGTAGTAGTCGTATCTGTAGCGTATACGTAGTTACGTAACTCCTTAGTACCTTCCATCCAAGAGTTACGTAGCTGATGCCACAGTCTCCACTTATCTGCAATGTCTACAGCAAGGTTATCTGGATCAATAAGATTTTCAATATCAATAGTGTTCATTACCTACTCCCTGCTCTGAAACGGCTATTCGCCCAGACAATATTGCTATCACGTTTCCTGTTAAGGTTACGAGTTGGACGCACAGCCATATCTACGGCAGATGCTAGAGCGTCGATAACGTCATCGTGCGGTGGGTTCCTACTAGATAATTCATCCTCTAGATACTGTGTGTTACCACCTCTGTAGTGCCACATCTGAAGGTTGTCATATCTAGGTTCTAGAACTGCAGCAATACGCTCTTGTTTATTACCTTGTTGTTTGTTAGGTCTGAACTCGTCAATGCTTAGTGCTAGACCATGTTCCTTAATTAACTCTTTTAGTTGTTTCACGATAGCCATCTGAGCAACAGTAACCTCTGCTCGTAGCTTACGGAATGACCATTTGTTGTGCATATCAAAGATGTGATCGAAGTACTCTGATATACGTTCTGTTCTGAACCTGTCGATGTCTAGAACATAAACATTATTATCTGCATCTACTCCTACAAGTACCAAGGCAGTGTAGTCAGCTTTTGCTCTCATACTAAACGCAAAGTCAATAGCAGCAAATAGATTAAGTTTATTATCTTTATAGAACCAGAATCCATTATCTAGATGCAAGTGCTTCCTGTCGAAGTACTGTATCTTATCTCTACCTACAGGTACGTTATCTGGATCACTAGGATCGTTGTAGTACTGTGCTCGGAACTGACCCTTGTCGAGATACTTACCACGTTTCTTAGCGAGTGTAGCTATATCGAAGCCGAACCACTTACCATCTTTACGTTGTTGTTTAGGCCATAGGAACTCACCAGTACCATCACCACGATTCTCTACAGGTTTCTCTAGAATCTCGTATATCTGATCCTCACCTGTCTGTTCACCCTGATCATCATAGAGAACTTCTTTCATCTCCATCAGATCATTGTACAAGTCCTTGCTGTGGTATCGTGTACCTACTACCCACTCCCTAGCATCGGCACCTTCGATAGATGACAGCAATGAGTACTGACTTGCTACCTTGTTACGGCCCTCTAGGGTAAGAGCATTCTCAGCTACAACTACGTCATCAAGTACAGCAATGTCACAGTGTAAACCTGTCAGTGATGTAGTCAAGCCACCTGTAAAGATACTAGGGTCACGGACATTCTCTTGCTTACGTAGTGGGTGATCTAAGCTGATCTCTGAGTTAGTCCACCGTGTACGTTTACCCTCTTCAGCGTGGATGTGTTCAGGCCAGTAACGTCTATAGATTTCTGAGGTAAGGATACCTTTAATGAAACTAAGTTGTTTCTCAGCGAGGTTTGCTGTAGCAGAGATATACAGGATACGTAGTGTAGGGTCTTTAGTTAGTTCCCATGCTACCCTGTAAGCAATGAGCCTTGACTTACCGTGGTCACGTGGAAAGAGAAGAAGCTGATAGTTACGTGCGTCCTCTCTTGTCCACCATTCTATGACCTCTTTATGGCAATCCCCTAAGACCTGCTGTGGGGCAACTAACTGAATAAAGAACTCTAGATCATTCTCAGCAGCTTGCCGTATCTGGTCTGTTGCTTGAGCGAATGATGCTTGCTTTGCCATGATATGTCCTTGCGGTTAAGGTGCTACAGGCCAGTCCTCGTCTGCTAGGTTAGGCCATGCGTCTGAATCAGTTAGGTCACGTAGTTCCTGACGGTACGTAGCCCATGCAGTCTTAGCTTCATTCGTCAGTGGACTGTCGTTCATCTGTGTCCAATCAGTATCAGATAGTAGCTTATCACGTGTAGTACGATGACCTTCAGCAACCTTAGCGTCTAGCCCTGCCTGATAAGCAGCCTCATGCTCTGCCTTGGTTGTAGTCGTTACATTACCATCTTCATCTTCTTCTGTGGTGTCTGCAAACATGTCACGGGCAACGTAGTTCTCCACCCAGTTGCCGTTGGCATCTTGGACAACACCATCACGCACAGACGTTTGGTATGCTGTAGTGGTAGCCGCTGGGCTGCGTAGCACTGGGTCTAGGTCTAGTGCGTCTAGGGTTGCTGCTTTCCAAACACGAGGCAGGGACATGTTGGCGAACTCATTGCGCCACTGCCCTTGGGTCTTTACGACACCTGTTGTTCTGTTTCTGTATTCACTCATTAGATTGATCCTTTCATATGAGTTTGATTTGTTACTTATGCGTTATGCGATTGCGTAGAAGATGTAGGTTTCTCCACTGACATTTGTTACGCCATTACCTGTTAATGAAAACCCTGAACTGTAGGGGTCTATTAGATCCCTGTTAGTGGCTTCTGCATTGGTTGTATCAAGATAAAGCTCTGCATCATTACCCGAAACAATACCTCTTTCAGTGTCAAAGACATACCAGTTAATTGCTACTGTGGAACCTTTAATCAACACAAACCTAGCACCACTACTGAACCCACAGTCAATGTTCTGCGTAGAGCCATTCCCAGTATAACTCCCCACCTTAGACACACCATCTAGGCTTGCGAATAGGTAGGCTATGTAGGTAGAGCCTGAAGCATTAGTAAGACCATCTGCATTGCAATCATATGTTGTGGCCCCCCTGTTTGGGTGGACGTTATAAGTAGTTGCCGCTAGTTGGTCTGTACTATCCAACTTCAAGTAACCTAAACCTGAGTTTAGTGCTGATAAAACAACAGCCCAAGATGCTGTTCCACCTGTTCTTTTCTTAGTGACAATCATTTCAGGAACGACACCAAGATTGTGGTTTATTGTTTGCGTTGAGCCATTTCCGTCATAAGCAACGACATCAAAGAAGTTGGGGGCACGTTTGAAGGCATAATCAACATACGTTGAGCCGCTTAAGTTGCCATTTGTATCATCCCAAGCAAAACTATCACTATAATCCCAATAAATTCTAGGTGGGGTTAATTCAGCTTGCGTGGTGTTTGTAAACATATAAGTGTTTCCTGCAATTCTAGAGCCTAAACACTGAGCTTCTCCTCCACTTCTTGTTAGGTTTAAAACTGAATCTACCACTGATATATCTACTGGAACAGTGCTTCTAACAGTAGCATCGCCTGTTCTAGTCACAACATCAAACACCTCAGTCGCACTCTCAGGAATACCCATAGGGCCACGGCGAATGGCTATGTAGATGTAGTCTGTGCCAGAGCCAATACCTGTAGAAACAAAACCTGTAGGTGTTACATATAATGAATTACTTAAAGTGCTTTCGGCATCTGATGTGTTTGGCTTTAACCATTGAGCATTACTAGCTTGATCAGACCCAAGCCACCCCCGCATAGTATCGTATATTCTCCAATCACCTGTACCATCTGTTCTTTTGAACATTATCCATTGCGGTTCAAAGCCTAGATTTACTTCAGGACTACCTGTACCCGCAGTTGTCCAACTCCCACACTTGATAATATCAGCATCACCATCAGGGCCGAACCCACCGTCACCATCGTTGTGGGCGAATAGGTAGGCTACGTAGGTTGCGCCAGAGACGTTTGTCTTAGTGCTGCTACCCACTGAAAAAACAGCATCAGTTGGCACTGTAGCATTCCAAATGTCAAAGTCTGCATCTATTGCGTTAGTTAAATTCATCCTGAGAAAATTATTTGCAGGAAAATTATGGGACTCCCTATGATAGACATTCCAATCACTTGTATTATCTGTTCGCTTGACGACAATCATCCCAGGAACACTACCCAGATTATGACTAATACTTTGAGCAGAACCCGTCCCAGTATAAGTCACCACATCAAAGAACTTAGGGGCTTTGCGGAATGTCCAAGAGGTTAAGTCAGTACCAGAGGCATTAACGGCACTCTCAGCACCTATGGAAAAACCATTAGAATTAAATGAGGTAACAGCACCATAATTTAAAAACGCAGTTCCTGTTCGGTTAGTAGAAAGAGACTTATCTGCACCTCTTTCAGTATCATTTAGCATATGATCTCTTGTAGTCAGCCTGTCCTTAATCCAAACCAAGCCACCTTCGCCAGCTTCGGCTGCTGTAAACGGGGCGTGAGAAACCATTTCAGCACCACCACTAGGTGTTATTACATTTCCATTACCTGAGTTATCTATGAACGTACTATCTTGAAGCGTTAATAGAGTAGTGTTTGCATCGGTAGTTAATGCACTTGTAGGGGCAGTAAAGTTTGATGAGTAACGAACATTATCACTAACACGGATATTAGATATATAACCGTTCATCGGGTCAGTAGAACCTGCATACCCACCTATGATAAGATCGCCTGATATTGTTGCACTAGACGTTTGTGTGCCTTTACTAACACCATCAATAAATAACTCAACGCTAGTACCATTTCTCACCAAAGCAAAATGATACCAAGTAGATGCACTAGGAGTAAAACTATAAGTTTTAGCAGAGCCATCATAAATAGCTACGTTACTAGAAGCACTACGATAATATAACTGCAAGTCACTATAACCAAGCGTAAAGAAACTGCGGTTACTGCCAAGGTTGTCAAAGTAAATCCAACCCTCTACAGTAAAATCTGTAAGGGTGGTTTGCTCTGCACCTACATAATACCCTGATCCACCAAAGTATGCAGAATAGCCATCGTTTGCTTGACCAAGGTTAATACCATTATCAATAAACTGTTTATCTCCGTTACCCTCATAGAGATAGGTGGAGAACACATCTTCTACGTTAAGCGCACCCGCACCACCTGCACTACCCGCAGCAGCTTGTAAGAGTTTCTTTTTAGTTGCCATGTTATGAAACCCTTATCCTAATGCTTGACCTGCAGTGAATCCATACCAGTTAGTACCGCCATCTCGTGTATAGAACACAAAGACATCTTTAGCGGATGCAGTTGCAGTTAGTGTAGGAGCCGTAGCAGAGGGCCAATCAACAGACGTAGGCCATGCAACTGTGTAACCTGAAGCACCTGAGTCCTGTATAACTTCAATAGACATACTGTATGCTGTGCCAGATGAAGGTGGTGAATTAAAGTTAGTTGTCGTTACGTTTTCAGATAATGTAATTGAAAAAGCGTTACCTGTTTCACAGTTGAATGTTGCAGTATTACTACTTGAAGTAACTGC